TGAATGCCTTGCTCACCTTGTGGACCAGTTTCACCCTGAACACCTTGCTCACCTTGAATCCCTTGAATCCCTTGTGGACCAACTTCACCAGATAAAACTTCGGCACCTACCCACTTCTTTAATGCCGCATCGTACTGCAGAAATTTTCCGTCAACTTTAGCCGTTGAACTTTGAACATCGTTTAAACGACTTAACCAAACTTCACCACCGCTGCTGATCGATGATACTTGTGAAACCTGATTATTTACAGCATTCTTCCAAGACTTAAATGTTTTATCAGTACTTGCGATAAAGGAATCTAATTCGCCCTTTGCTTTATTAAAAAGTGGGTTTATGATATCATTGACGTCCGGAATTTCAGCGTCTTGCCCATTAGTGCCTGTATCTCCTTTATCTCCTTTATCTCCTTTATCGCCTGTATCTCCTTTAACACCCTGAGGACCAGCCTCGCCTGTCAATCCTTGAAGACCCTGTGATCCTATATCGCCTTTTAACCCAGGTAATCCCGAAACGCCTTGAGCACCAACGTCTCCTTTTTTGCCGATATCACCTTTTGGCCCCTGAATTCCCTGTGGACCAACTTCGCCCCGAACACCTTGTTCTCCCCGCGGCCCAACTTCACCCAGTAAACCAATATCACCCTTTTCACCACGTACTCCTGGTGCACCGGCATCTCCTTTATCGCCCTTAATTCCCTGTTCGCCTTTTACACCAGCATCTCCTTTAACGCCTTGCGTCCCTTGAAGACCAGTTAATCCTATTGGCCCCTGTATACCTCGCTCACCTTTATCACCCTTAACACCTTTATCGCCCTTAACACCTTTATCACCCTTAATGCCCATCGGCCCAGGAGTAGTTTCAATCAAGTGAGTAACTTCCGCAAGTTCATTTAACTTTTCGGAAAGAGGTTTTATTTGTTTCTGTAGTTTTTTGTATAGTGCTGCAGAAAATACACTGTTGACATTGTCTAATGACATAACGCTATTAATCGTCTAGCACTTTAGTCATGCTATTAATCATATTCAATTGAGCTTCGTGTAACTCTTCTGAACGCTCACTGCTGGCTTCTTGAATAGTAGTATCTTCTTTGGGCTCTTCCACAGATTCAAAATCCATATCATCTCCTTCGCCACCTTCGCCACCTTCTTCTTCAATTTCTTTGTCCAGTCGAATCATATCTTGTTCAGATTGCTTAAGAACAACTTGTCTAAGATATTTAGTCGATATATACTTACCAACGAGATCTTCCATTTGTTGTGCCATTTCTAAACGCTCTCGTAGAATTTCAAACTCTTTAAGTTCAGAGAAATAATTATCTTCTAAGAAGTCAATGTTAATTGATTCTTCAATATCAGCCCAATCGCTTTCAGTGATAATTCCTTTTAGTATCAATTGAATGCGCAATGCATCAACAATCATATATGAGAATTTCTTACGAAGACGATCGATAAATTTCTGGAATTTAACTTCTTCACGTGAGATTTCGCTTGACCGTCCAATTGTAAATGAACTCTCTTGTTCTAAACGTGCAGTTGGTACATTTAACGAACGATATAGTTTCTTCTGAAAGAATACTACATCTTCAATCTGACCAAGGTTTTCACCACCACCAAGAGTGGTTATCTCTGTGCCTCGTCCACCTTCTCTTCGTGGAAGATAAAAATCTTCAAGCATTGACATATGTTTACGATCATCGGCTACTTCACCAGTCGACGCGTCATACACCATCTTGTTACGATAGCGTGATACTACCTGTTGGACGTATTCTTCAGCCTTACCTTTTGGTAAGTTACCTACGTCAATATAGAAAATTCTGCGCTCTGGTGCGCGTGATACACGATAAACTACCAATGAGTCTTCCATGTACCGAAGTTGATTAACCAACTTCATTGCTTTGTGTAAATGTCCAATAACTCGCGTTCGACTCGCGTCAAACAACCCTGAATTTACTTGAATGATCGCATCTTTTGCAAACTTAATTCCTCCAGTAACATCTTTAGCAGTGGCCATGCCCGGTGCATAAAGATAATATTCGTCAACTATCTTTTCATACTCAACTTTTGTTTTTGGATCTATTGCATTTTCAACTTCTTTAACTTTACTGATGTGTGTTGCTTCAACTGGTCTCAGTTCAACGATACCACGTTTAGGATTTGCCTCATCAATTATCACATTGAAATATAGCTTTCCATCAACATACCAATTTCTAAAAAAGTCAGAAGCGCTATGGTTAAACTTATAAAGTTCAAGCACCCGCTTAAATTCATTAAGGATTTGTTTCTTTACACTATCTGGCTGATCTAAATCTTCCATACTAAGATCAACTGGAGATGAAGTATCACCAGAAGCAATAGCGCCATCAACAATATCGGATACTGCAGCATCACACTCTGGTTGTAGCGCAGCTTCTCTATACTTAATAATTAGATCATGATCTGACATTGCTTCAGTGCCACTCATGTCAACGTATGAACCATAGTAACCACCACCAACAGTGACTGTAGTAGCGCCATCATCCTTTATCTTAGGGATTGGAGAAATGACTTCCTTCTCAGAAGATGCAACCCTTTTACTAATTTCGAATCCGAATATTTCCATAATGTTATTTATACTACAATAAGCGGAGGGGAATTGGACCCCTCCGCCTAAGTAATTATTTGTAATTTAAACTAGCTTGTAGTATTAGACTCCCAATACTGATAAGCCAAGTCGACNGTGAACTCTTCAATAGCATCGTTACTCTCATAACTAAGATCAATAGCTGCGACACTAATTGGGTATGCACCACGGATGGTGTATGACTTAGTTACTGCGCCACTTCTATCGAGTTGCTCAATAGTCATATCTGCTTGATAATCTGTAGGATTGCTTAAGCCAGTGTTATTCACGTGCTCATTCATTCCATTCATCCAACGTTCAAAGGCGTTGCGAACTTCCATTTTTGCATCATTGAGAATGGTGATTGACCAGTTCTCGAATGTGCGATCACCAGCGATCTTCAATTGACGTCCACGGAATGGGATATCAATTTGACCAATAGTACTTGCGGGTAACTGAGCACCTTTACACATGAAAGATGTAAGTTCAGTATCACCACCAGCATAGCCTGGGTAAGTTACAGTTGCCTTGAATAGGTTAGGGCGTGCGCCACCACCTATTAATTTCGATTTAAAATCGTCTACTCCTAGAGTTGCCATAATTGTTGTTTCCTTTCTTTATTTATATTAGTTAGTACCAACAACTTCTGAGAATTCAACACCAGTACGAGTGGCGATGAAGTTCAGTGTGATGAAATTAATCGATCTTGCAGGTTTGATATAGATATCAGCTACAAAGCGATTAGTGTCAATCACTTGTCCAGTGTTATTTGTTTCGTCGCAAACAACCAAGAAGTCAGTAACACCACGACGGCCCTTAACATCCCGAAGGAAAGGCTCTGTCATATTACGGAACATTGCACGAGTAAATTCGTCATTCAGTTCGAACAACTGGAATTTAGCCGCAGTAGCAATTGCTTTTTCGAGAACAATGAACAATCTACGAACGTTGATNCGGTCGAAAGCTGAAGGCTTAAGTGTGAATGTTTTATCACCAAACAATACGATTCCCTGACCAGGGAAGTTAGTAATTGGGTTAATCGCTGCCTTATAAAGTTCATCGCGATCAGCCAATTTTGGATTGTAAGATAATTTAGCTGCACCAAGGATTTGACCACGGTTAAATCCAGCAGGAGAGAACCAAGGTTCTGAAACATCATCGGTGTTAGCACAAAGACCAGCAAGATAACCATTAGTAGTAATCCATTGGTACTTATCTAAGTACTTATTATAAACATAAACTGTAGAACCAGTTGTTGCATAATAATTAGATGTAGTAGCTGGAACATTACTCTTGACAGCAGTTTTTTTAGCTGCGTCAGTTGACTCTGTATGCAAATCAATTGGTGCAGAACCACATCCAAGGCAATCTTTACGTGCAGCAACGATTGCTAGTACCTCTGCTTCGACAGTTTTCTGTGTTGCTGCGGTTGTAACAGGATCAGCAAAAAGCAAGTTAACGTCCACAGATTCAGCATCTTCAAACAGACCAAGCGCTATTACTACTTCAGAATCATCTAACGTGCCATCGAGACCACCTTCGAACGATTCGGTGATCGTGCCGTCAATTACAAATGCCGGATCCGGAACGATACTTGCTGTACCGCTATCAGTGATAACATCATCTGCGCCAGTGAAAGCATCACTTAGC